AGCTAATATACAACTTTTATCTGTATTATCCAAATATTTTAGGATATTTTTTTACAATATTTACAACTTTTTTTATTCGTTTATAACTCTCCGATGATGCCTCCAATTTTGCAGTTGAAAGTATTTCATCATACAAATAACCATCGAATAATCCGTAAATCATATTATTAAGTTGAAAACTGGTTTCCCAACGAATATCTTTTAAAATATCCATTAATTCACTTAGGGTTTCACCATTCATATTAGCGTGTCTATCAAACTTTGTATAACTCATTTTTAGTGTGTTTAGGTTTTCTACTATATTTCTTTTTGTTTTTATATATGTTTGGACGAGTGGCCATTCTAATCTCACTCATACTCAATACCACTTTTTCTAATTTAATTCGTTCCATAATATGGATTTTAAGCGTTTAACCATTCTTGATAAATGTAATCATAATCATGACCAGTGATTTCAGCGAACTTTTCAAATACTCGTTCTCTTACTATACTATCGAACACACCGATGTATTCATAAACACATCCACCTCTAATTGCAGCCCACAACATACCAAAATTGGCTTCTTTATTAATTTCAACACCCAATTCATCGGTTGGAAATGCTTCTAAATAAAATTCTTTAATTTTCATATCTTTTATCTTTTAATGTTTATCTCTTATTACAAAGCTAACATACGAAGAAAAATCGATATATCCAAATAAAAAGTGAATTATTTTTTACTTTTTTTATGGCAAAAAATAACCCATTGATTTTCAATGGGTTATAATCTATTCAATTCCAATGGGTTATTCTCCCCAATGTTGTTTTCTTAATTCATACATATCAATTGGTTCTCTTTTCATATGACCACCTTGATTAAAGTATGCACCTTTTTTCAAATATCCACCTAAGAAATTTCTACGGAAACGATTTGAATCATTTGGTTCTGAACCATGAACACAATGTGAGTGTAATAATACTACTTGTCCTTTTTGTAAATAACCCTCTACCTTACGGAAATCATGTCCTTCTGGCATTACACAAGGTTTACCTCTTTCGTTTCTCCAAAACTTAGGATTAGTTTGAGTTCTTTCCTCATCAACTTCGATAGGTAATACCGGTAAACGATGTGAACCTTCATAGTTCCATACCGCACCATTTTGTTTGTCGTGATTATCCAATGCAAGAGCAGTGTTGATAATTTCATTATGTCCACAACCGGTGTAGAATGCGTTTTGATGCATATCTCTACCCAATTGTCCCGGTGGTTTAAAGTAAGACCATGTCTGTAATCCAACAACATCACCTTCCATAAGGAATTCACACGCCTCTAATACTTTAGGGTGTGCAAATAATTTTTCTAATTTTGGTGAAATTTTATGTGGATACGCAAATGGGTCCCATTCTCCCCATTCTTCACCACCTTCTTTGGTGGTTTTAGAACGTTCTACTCTCAACTTTTCTAATTCTTCGTTGATTTCATCACATTCCTCTTCAGTAAGTAATTGTAATACTGTCCAACCTCTATAACGCCAATCGAACGTCATTTGTTGAATTTCTTCTCTTGTAAGATGTTTGAAACTGCTCATATAACTTGTTTTGTTTTATATAAATATATATTATTTGTAAAATTGTAAAAGATTTGGCAAATATAATTTTAAATTTGGAATTTTATCATATACTAATTGTATTGCAATTCTATTTGAATCAGAAACACTCTTTTCTTTTACATTACCAACCGAATCATAGATGGTTTCTTTAGGACCACTGATTCTCCAACGAATTGAAACCGTTGTGTATAAATCATTTGATAATGATTTTGAAAACTGATGAGAATTAACTTCAAATATAGGTGAGGTTTTATCATTAGTTTTTTGTATAAAATATCTAGTTATCCAACCACGTTTATATTCTTCTGCAGAAGGATTTGGAATATGTGTTTCAATATTCGTTCTCAATCTAAATAATTTATTTTGAGTTAATTGTTTATATGAATCTAATATACTCATTATCCTCCTATATTTCTCATTTTACCAACTACCGATGTTTGCCATAATCCATTTGATAATTCATGTGATACTTCTACTACTTGAAATACCGAAGTTGTATATTGTTTAGGTAAATCAATAATTCTAAACATATCACCCGTTTTTATACCCGAAATTCCAAATGTGGTAAATGAAAATTGAATTGGTAATAAAATATTAACCGCATCATTATCACCTTTACTATTTAAATCTAATTTTCTAAATAAATCAGTATCACTCCAAGCAGCAACAAATGCAATTTCTTCAATATTTGCGTTAGAATTATTAAATATATTATAAATTGCTCCTTCTGCAGCATCGTGGTCTCCCTCTCTATCTTTTATCTTAGGAACTACCACAGCCTTAGACATAAATAATTCATAATTAGCTTTTCTGATTTCGTTTTCATCTGGTGCATCTTTTGTGGTATTAGCATCCGGATCTACATAATCATTATTTTCTGCTATTTCTTTAAAACTATCTAATATTTTAACTACGGGGTCTTGTTGTTTTGCAAACAATCCTTTAAATTTAACAGGATGCGTTCCTTCGGAAGCAGTATCCAAATTATGCGAGTTTCGTTTTCCCACAATCATATTTTTCATTGCACCAGGAATATCAATTGATAATTCAGATGTTAAAAATGGAGTATCAACTCCTGATGATCTAAATTTTACACACTTTTCAAATGCTGATGGGTCTGTTCCACATAAATTCATATCCACAACTTGCAAATGATATGCCCCGGTTTCATCTGGTTTAGGTAGTTGTGTTATTTCAAAATGCCAAATTGAGTTTGCTGCAGTAGATATACCATTTAATATTTCATAGTAAATATCTTTTGTGACGTAATTTGATCTACCTAATACTTCAACAAAAAATTCAAAGTTAATATATAAATCTTTTAAATAACCCCATTTACCAGATGGAATGTTATAACTAACTGCATCCATTGGCCATTTGTAATCACTTGATTTTAAATCAATTTGCTGTGGAAATTGGTGTGTAGTATCATCAAATTGATTTGCGTTAATTGGGTCTTTAAAAAGTTTACCATTTGTATCAATTATATTATATGCTAATGCTTGAGTATCATTTTTCAATGTATCCAATAAACCAAAATCAGGCAATTTTGAATTCGGTATAAATAATTTACTACCATCGGTAGAAAACATATGTGGAAAAGCTCTACATATTGTATTTTTATAATCTATTACATAGCTAAATGATTCCAATCCACTACATCCAGCAGGTTTAGATTCTAAGCTTACATCATAACTATTTAATATTTCAAAAGCTAAAGCTAATCTAATATATGAATGTGCGGATATTAATGGTGCACCATCTGGAATTTGAGCAGTACCTGTTTCGGATTCAACTTTTGTGTTTTTTAAATCCTCCATCATTTTTTTTCTAATTTCATCATCCATATTAATGAAATTACCAACATCTGTCCATGGGGTACCAGATTCATCAACTCCTGCACTTATTTGTTTAACTTTATTAGTTTGTTTTGATTGAGGTAATCGATTATACATTTGCATGAATAACGCTTTACCATTTCTAGATCCAGTATCTCTTTTTGCTACATTTTCTATATCATCTACATCATATCGTTCACCACCTTTATTTTGTTTATTAGTTATACTACCACCACCTCTATGTTGTTGTAGATATGCTGGAATTTCACCAATAGTTGTCAATTCACATTCAATAATAAAAGTTTCACTATCACCTGATTTTAAGCCACCGCCAGTTATATAACCCATAAACCCATCATAGGTATAATTTGAGTTTTTTTGTTTTTTCTTTAAATGATCATATGAATTAAATTTTGCAATCTCACATGGACTTAATTTTATTTTCTGACTACGTGATTCGGATGTATTATAACCATACTCAACCAAACAAGTGTATGCAGGTTCTAAGAAATATTGAGCTAATTTTTCTGCTTGAGGTAGGGTGAAACATTTAATAGAAAAATTACATTTTCTAGTCAATCCTCCTGCTCCAAAGGTTACGGATACTGATTCAATTACAGGTGATGGTCTAAAAGCTCTATCCTCCCCTTCTGCGAAAACAGAATTACCTGCGAAGTCAGTTCCAACTCTACCTGATTTAGTTGTATTACCATATGTATTTTCAAATGACATATCGGGTGGTAAACTTTCTAATACCAACCCAGTTGATGCAGAAATTCTCAACCAACAAGCTAATTTAGATACTTGCTGGTTTTTACCCGCACGAGATTTCATCTTTGCAGATAAAGCCGGGTCTAAATTGGAAAGCATTGGAAATAACATATTATTATATTTTATCTGAAGTTATTGATTATTTCTATGTAGTTTTCGGGTATTCTTAATATAGTTCCATCTTCAAACGCAAATGGTGCATCGTGAAGATTATTAGCAGTTGCTATAATCCACCAAAGAGATGCATCATCATAGTATTGATACGCAAGAGTATCTAATCTATCACCAGTTTGAGTGACAATATACATATCAGAATCCGACAATGGTATATTTGGATATATTCTTGTTCGATATACCTCCCTACCATCTTTTAGTTTTTGAATTTGATTATTTTCGTATCTACTTGCCATAGTTATGTATTGTATTTATTAAAATGGTAATGCTGTTTGTAATTTACCAGTCGAACTACTATCATTTGAATTACTTGCGAATGGATTTACTCCTTTGTTATACATCGGAATCCACGTATCAAAATTAGTTGAATCAAATCCAGGTCCGTTTTGCTCTGCAACCATTTTTGAAACAACACCGCGATTAATACACTCATAGTAATATATCCCATCTCGTATTTTCTTAATCGAATCTACATTTACATCATGTTGACTCAATCCATAGTGAAATACTTCCGGTAATCCCATACTTTTCAATTTGTCAAGATTTTTAGATGTAATTTCATCTATTTTAGTTACAGGCTGTGTTGTGGCTGCAGGTGAATTATTCGAATTTGCAGGTGTTGATACTTCAGTATTTGTTTTTAAATCAGTTTGTGGTTTATTTATACCACCTTCTTTTGGTGCATCAGTTTGTTCAATACCCTTTGCATTTAATTTTGGTAATGGTTTATTATTTTCATTAGTTGAAATTGAATCGGTTTGGAACGCACCACCTTGTTTAGATCTTCTATCATTTATAAGTTTTATTTGATCTTTAGAACGTTCTATACTATATTTAGCATCTACCGAATCTGCTGTTTCAATAAATTTAATACCAATGTTAATTTCAACTATTTTTGGTAATAATGCACCATCAGCTACAGTTTCCCATGTTCCATTATCTGGTATGTTATATGTCAATGTTTCTATAAATCCAATTTTACCATCATACATATCTCCCAATCTAAAATCGATTATAGGTGGGGTTATATATCGGTTAGTTGATTTTGGGTTTTGGCTAATTTTTGGATATGCTACATCTGTTAAAAATTCAATCTTAGTCCACATTTTAGATAATTCGGATGGATTCAAACAATATGTAGTCAATGTAAATGAAACACTACGTTCAACACTATCAAATGTATAAAAATTAAAAGGATTACCAAAAAATTTATTGGTGCTCCATGATGGTGAAACCGTTTCTGATAAACCAGTTATGATTGATCTAAAATGTATCGTATCATTAGTTGATTTCAATCTTATCCAAAATGGAATTAAATCTCTATCATTTAAGTAATCACTTGGACCAGATTTAGCATCTTTTACATCACCTTTGAATATACCACTTTTATTTATTAAATCACTTCCATTTGTTATTCCATGATATGTTTCTAAATTATTTGGTTTAGTTGTGGAATATGATTTATCTGGATTATATGGTGAATATACTCCTGTATTATTTTTTACATCTTGAAATGCATAATCACCTTTACCATACTTACCACTCGTACTTTTTCTATCAACTCCATAAACAGGAGATACTAATGATAAATCAATTCTAGTTAATTTTTCATCACCACCTTCAGTTTTATACCCATCCAAAGTTTTAGTATATGGGAGTTCTGATGTTGGTGTTGTTTTAACTTGTGTTTGGGATTCAACAACTTTATCAATTTCAGGTTTTGTTTCTGCAGATGTTCCCTTTAGTTTATCTTTTGCAGAACCAATAAAATTACCTAATTTTTCTTTACCTTTTTGTTTTATATCATTTGCTTTTTTCAAAGCATCAGATTTAGCTTTATCAATCCCTTCAACTGCAGGTGCTTCGTTTTGTGCTCGTGCTTCTCTAATTTGAGTTGAATATGATGATTGTGAACTATAATCCCAACCACCATTTGCTGGTTTGGATGTATTAATTCCCAATTGTGCAGGTTGGCCAAATAAGAAACCTCTAAGTTTATCTTTACCTAATGATATACCTTTACCTAATATTTGTTTACCAATCGTAGCAGGAGTTCCCCCACCACTTTGTTTTAATAATTTCCCAACCAATGTTCCCTTTGCATCATTTTTAATTTTAGCAAGAGTTATCATGGTATCTTGTTCTTTACCTTGTTGTAATTCACCTGTCTTATTTACATAAGTTGGAATAGCATTAGATGGAATACCTAATTTAGAATTTACAAAATCTCTAACACCTGATATAGATGTAATTCTCCCACCCGTTAATTTACCGATTCCTTTACCAATTAATCCACCTGTTGCAGATGTTCCACCAGTTGAACCTTTCATATCTTCAACTGATTTAGTAGTTCGATTCATAATACGAACTGCTTCATTACCATATAAACGTGGATTGTTTAATTCAACTGCAGTATTTTTTCTTATACCTTTGGTTTCAGTTTCCACTAACGTTTCAGTATCAGATTTAACACTTTTCTCTTGTGTAGAACCTTTGAATTTTTTTTGCACGGGAAAAAACTCCGATGGAGTTGGAGTAATATTATTTGTTGACCCTTGAAATAATTCTAATATTGTTGGCATACTTATTAAGCGTTTGCTATCCCAAATGTATTGGTTGTTCTACGTTCACTTTTATTCATAACGATGTTCGTAACTTTTTCTTTATCTAAATAAACATCTTTATTTGTTTTTACTGCATTAATCAAATCATCCATTTTTGTCAACATTGTAGATTGGTATTCTGAAACACTTTCCGTTTCAACTCCAGATGATTGACCTTCACCACTCACTGCATTTACCAACATTCCCAATCCTGCTCCAGCAACTCCCAATCCCATTAAGGTTGGTAATGCAAGTAATCCGGCAGTTCCTAATAAAGCAAGAGAACCTGCTAAACCGGTGAATGCTACAGCAAGTAATCCAATACCACCTACCATACTAACTAAACCAGATACGATGGGTTGAATTTGTCCTAATGCACTAAATCCAGCACCCATTTCTTGTAATGCTTTACCTAATACATAAACTGATGCTGCTACAACTAACATTGCTGCTGCACCTGCAAGAATTGCAACTGCACCTACCCCACTACTCATTATCAATCCTAATCCCATTACGGCACTACCTAATAATAACATACCTGCGGCTGCCATTCCTATTTCTGATAATCCTACTTTTGTATATTCTTGTAATGCTTTACCTAAAATATAAACCGCTCCTGCTACTAAAACCATTGCGGCTGCACCTTTCAAAACTGCAGACATATTTACTTTACTCATTGAATCCATCATTCCACCCCCACCTGCAGGATTTGCAGAAGGTGTTGGAGTTGGAGTTCTACTACCACCCCCAATTGAACTAAATACAGATGATAATTTATCAGTCACTTTTCCGGCGGTCATTTTGTAAAGATTTTTCAATACATCACCAGTTCCCTTTATAACTCCACCCAAATTTATTCCCATTGCACTTAAACCAGTGTTAAACTGTCCTGCGGCGATTACCATCGAACCTACACCTTTTAATGATGAACCCAATGGACCGGAAGCAAATGCAGAAAGTGATTGTGACCAACTATCAAACGTAGATAATTGAAGTGTTCCATCTGCATTTAATTTATCAAGATTAGATGCCATTTTTTGGAATTCCTCAACGGTCAATCCTGCTGCTTCTGCTGCTGCTTTCTTTTGGAATACATCCATTTTGTTAAATGCTTCAATACCACCCATTTGTGATAAGGTTTCTTTAACGGCTGCTCCCGCTTTTCCATCATATGCTAATGCTCTTGCTTTGTTAAGATTAATATTTTTTCCTAACATCGCAGATAATTCTAATTCTTTTGAAATTGATGATTCGAAATCTAACAAACCTTCGGTGACCTTAGTCATTGAGGCTAAATTAACCCCCAACTTTCCAGCGGCAATTGCTGCTTCTAACATATTCTTACCACCATCTTTACCATATAATGCAAAATCTTCTGCAGAGGCTGCAACATCGGCCATTACTTGAGCAGGAACTAATCCATTTTGTTTTGCTAATTCTTTGGTAGATTCTGCTAAGTTTTGTGCAGTATCAATTGAACCACCATTTAATCGAGATAAAGTTGCAGTTAAAGTTGCTGCTTCATCACCACTAATACCCATATTCATGGCCATTAAGTTAGTGTTTAATTGATTCTGAAAAGTGATGTCATTTAATCCACCCATTTCCTTAGCCAATCCTTTAGTCACATCGGTTGCGGAATCAAATGCAGTTCCTAATAAGGTAGATGAAATTGTTGCTCCACCTAAATAACCACCCATTTCTCTTACATTCTTACCTAATGCTTCAGTTGCATATCCTGCACCAACTATTAGTGCACCGATTTTACCACCAGTAGTAGAAAGTAATATATCGGCAGTTTCTAATATACCACCAATTGTTTTCTTTATACCATCATATACTGCTAATTGATCATTTAAGAATTCTTTTTGAGTTTCAGTAAGTTTTCCTAATTTTTGTGCTTCTCTTGTTTGAGTATCTAAATCATCTACAATTGATTTTTGAGTATGATGTATTCCACCCAATTTACCCTTTTCAGCATCAATTTGATTTAGGATGACTTGTTTTGCTAAACTATCATCTCTAGTTGTGTTTGCTAATTCTCTATTTAAAGATGCAATATTTTTAATTGCATCATTTTGTTCATCACTTAGACTTACATATCTTTGATTTTTCTTAATTCTTTCTTCATCTAATTTACCCAAATTTGCGTAAATACCAGTTAAAGATGATGCACTTTCTACTTGATCTTGAAAACCCTTTAATTGTTCAGCGGTTAATTTTGCTTTTTCTGAATATAATTTTTTATATTCGGCCTGTAATTCTTTTATATGTTTGGATTCCGAAGCAGTTCGCGTATCAATACTATCGGCATAAGCTAAAAGTTGTTTTTTTATCTCTGCCTGTTTTTTTAATATCTCAACGAGTTCTTTATTAGTTTCGTTTGCCATTATTATCGGATACTAAGTAGTTTTTTAAGTTCTTCGGAATCTTTTTTGATTCTTTGCATTGTTTTTAATACTTCTGGATCAACGTTAGCATCTTCTGCTTTTTTAAGCATTCTATCTACTGCGTTTTGTTTTAACCCATCAAAAAATGCATCACTAAACTTCTTAGCTGCTAAGATAATACCTTCATTAACTTCTTTAGATTTGGACATTGTTTCTCCTATATATTTTAAGTCTTATATAAATATAAGGTAAAAAAAAAGTGAGGATTATTTCCTCACTCTTACTCCAGGTCCTGTTCCACCTTTTTTATTTACTTTATCGATTTCTTCCTTTTCCTTTTTCTTAGTATCCACTAATTTTTTGAAATAGAATCTTCGAATGTGTATTGGCATTGTATAAACCTCTGACCAAGTAAACCCATTTCCATAATTAACCATTTCCCATAGTTGATTATGTAATTGAACACTATAATCACTCGGTAGGGTAAAAAAACCCAACCCCAAAGGGTATATCAAGTGCCTCCGATTCACCTGTTAAATCTGATGTGAATTGGTATTTCAAATCCAAATCAGGAGATATGGTTCTAACATATTCTCTTAATGCTTTACTTTCTCTTGCCAATAAACTATTTTTAACAAAGTTGTTAATAAACCCTCTATCAGTATTACCTTCAACCTCTTGAATCATATATCTCAATCTTGTAGATACATCTTGAGAAACTACACTATCACCTTTTACCAAACGATTTAAGGCTTGGATTTCGGCGTTAATATCAATTTCATCTTTGTGAGTAAGTAATTTGAATTTAATTTTCTTTTTAGAAATTGGTAATTCGAACTCATAACGATTTTCTCTATTTAATAAAGAATCATCAACTTCCTTAGTTTGAATTTTTGCTAAATCAATCGTTACTTTTTGTGATTCACCTGTAAATGGGTCAGTCACTTCTACATTATAATCTGCACCATATCCTAATATACGAGTTGCTAAAAGGATTGCGTTTTTATCACCTACTGATATATCACCTACACTAACTCCTTCAGATACTACAACTGATTCGAACAATTTATCTAACACCACACCTTTTTTAATAAGATTTTGTGATGCGAGAATATCTTCTTCTCTTGCGGTCATGTATTTTATTTCAACTGAACCTTTTGATAGTGGATTATTTTCGGAATATATTAATCCTTTTGATGGGAGTGTGATTACCTCCGTTGGAAATTCAAAATTTGCCATAATTAACCTTTATTTGTTTATATATAAATATACTTTTATAAAAAAGTTGAAAAAAAAAGGTTCTCCGTTAAGAGAACCTTAGTTTTTTGTATATAGTGAGATTAGAATTCTAGAATAGCGTAATCGTATTCTAATGTAAGTGAAATTTCAACAACATCATTTGATGACCAATCCAAATCATTGAATGTAGCCGATGCAATGAATGCACCTTTTAATGTCCATTGTTCAATTTTATCACCTACCGGTCCTAATAGATAGCACTGAATATCTTTTTTGTAAAAATCTGCATATCCATCTCTACCTGTTAAAGATTCATGTGATAAACGAACCCACTCCATTACTGCCTGTGCACCACTTGGAACGATTGGATCAAAAAGAGTAATCTCTATTGGTTGCCAAGTTCCTTTACCTTTCAACTTTCTATTAACGTTGATATGATCTAACGTAATCGTTTCAAACTGAATCGATGGTCTGTTAGCTGTTTTGATAAGATATGAAGGAATACCATCGATTTCCATGATAAAACGATTTTTCGTTTTTGGTTCGAAATTGGTATAGAACATATCATTGAATTCTAATACTTCTGCCATTTTATTTTTTCTCCTATTATACTAATAAATATATAATTTCTTTTTTTTTAATTTCTTATGCTGTAAATGATGCTCCGGTTGGTAAGATGTTGAAATCTAACACAATAAATTCAGCAGTTTTAGTAGGTTGTAAATAAATTTGTCCTGCTAAAATGTTTCTATCAATTACATCAGGTGTGTTGTTGGATTCATCCATAACAACTCTGAACGCATATAAACCTTGTCTTTGTTGAATTGCATCTAAATAAGGATTAACCGTATTTAAGAATTTGTTTCTAGTCGTTGCAGTATTTTGTTCGAATACTAAGTAACGAGATGTAGAAGCGATATATTTCTTAACTTTGATTAATAATCTTCTTACGTTGATTCTATCTAATGCAGATGCTTTATCTTGTAAAGTTTTCTGTCCAAATGCCACAATACCCTCACCAGGGAAAGAAGCGATTGGATTAACTTTGTTCTCATATAAGAAATCTCTTTCTGAATGTGTTAATCTATCTAATACTGAAACTGCTCCGATGATTCCACCTCTATTCAAACCTGCTGGTGCAAACCATTCTGCTGCAACTGCATCGTTCGCTGCATAGATTCCTGGCATCAATACTGATGGTGGAACTGCAGTTAATTTGTTGGTGTTTCTATCGATTGTTTTCATCCACGGGTAATATGTTCCAACGTAGTTAGAATCGATTGACTGTGCCTGCTCTACTGCTAAATCTTGACCTTCTGCAGGACCAGTTACATCACCGATGAAGAATGCATCTTCACGAGATTCAACCATATCAATAATCTTATCAAATACATAAGAGTGGTGGTAACGCACGATACCCGGTGCAACTACTAAGTTAATATCGAAATCATCTGGGTTAGAAACCGAATTGATTGCTTTCAAATATGCAACTGAACCACTTGATGTAGATGTTGATAAATCGAATCCTTGAGAATTACCTGCTGAAATATCAGTTCCTTTATCATTAGAGATTGTTGGAGTTACTCCATCAAATCCACCTTGAAAACCAACTACGAATTGTCTTTTATTAACATCTGCTGTTGCAGAACCAGTTAATTCATAAGATAATTCAGTATCGAATGCGAATGCAGTGTTTGAACCTGTTGCTGCTCCGTTTGGAATTGGTGCTAAGAAATGAGAGTTGTCAATTTTAACCAATGTTGATTCTAAATCAATACCACTATATTTAGTAGATGATGATGCTGTGTTAGAATCAGAACCAGTTGTAAATACTACTGCCGGAGTTTCTAAATCATTACCTGCGATTGGAGATTGGTATGCTTCATGTCCAAATGGTCCTGCGATGATTGGGAATGAACCTTCTGCTGCAACTTCTACTCTAACTATCTTAGAACGATTTGCATAATCACCATTTTCAGTTTGTTTACCATTTGCATCAATAGTTACGTTTCTATCACCAATTACCTTTAAGATATAGTTTGGAGATGCAGGGTCTAAATTAACGTTATTATAAGTTTCTAATACTGATTTTCTTTTATCTGTATCAGAGTATGCTCTAATTGATAATGAGAATGTAGCGTAATCAGTTGCATTAGATTCACCTGCTGCTTTTACGTTATATACTGATACTTTATATTCTTTGTTATAGTTTGAACCATCACCCAACGTATGTAAACGGAATAGATTACTTCTTTCACCTGAAATGATTTGTGATTGAATCCACGGAGTAGATGCATAAGAAACATCTTGTCCACTAAAATCTTGATCATCTAAATCAATCAATACAACTTTAGCACCTGCATCAATTGAAGATGATAATAATGTTGCAGCGTTTTCAAAATATTGTGATACATATACACCTTTAGTTCCTCTTGCAGATTCACCGAATACATCCGATAAATCATTACCTGCTGAAGGTAATACTGATGAAGATATTGTTAAGTTATATGCTGAATCTGAACCACTTACTGAAATGTTAAATGCAGATGCAGATGGTAATGATTCGATTGATGCTGTTACTGCATCACCATTACCAGATGTAGTCCAGTTATGAGTAGATTTTAACACACCTACTAATGTAGTTCCTTCAGAACCACTAATAGCGATACCTTTTGGTTCTACTTGTGTATAACCACCAACGTGACCAACACGAACAATTGTTACTGTCCCTGCTTCACGTAAATAGTTTTGAACGGCATATCCTGTATAGTAATCACCATTGGGTACACCGAAAATTGATTCAAATTGAGATTGTGTATTAACAATCGTTGGAACGAATGCAGGTCCTTTAGCGAAAGGTCCGATGATTGCTGCTCCTATTTCTCCGATTCCTTGTGATAAGTAAGAAAGATCATTTTCTCTCGTAAATACACCAGGTGATACAATTTTTTCTGCCATTTTATATTACTCCTGTTAAATTTTTTGTTGTGTAATGATACACATATAAGTATTAGCTACTTTTTGTAAAGATTATTTTTTATTATTCCGTTTCTAATGAGATGGGTGTAAAGATACCAGTATTTGGGTCATAATTACCATCACCATACTTCTCATTCAGAGTTTTAAAAAGATTTGTTTCAAATTCTACCAATTCGGAATGTGTAGTAAGTAATCCAGATTCGATTGCATCAATCTCATCTAATTTTTTCTTTCTTTCTACTTGTAATTGTCCTAATTCTAAAAAAACTTGTGAAACATCATCTCTTAATTTGTTAATTTGTGAGATTTCCTCATCCGTAAACTTAATTTGTTCTGCCATTTTATATATTTGTTAGTTTGTATTCTATATATATAAATATATGGATTTCTCCCAAACGTAAAATTATCTAGTAAACGTTAAGGTTGCATATGTTCCTTTTAATCCTTGATCGATAGCTCTAACTCTGATATACCAAGTTCCAGCACTCAATAATGTATCTACCTCAATTGAAGTTGAACTCCATTCTGTATATGAATATGCAGGTGAACTAAAATCAGAATTATTATCAATATCAATATCATACGCAGTAATACCAGTTGTTCCTACCGATGTTGGTGCTGTCCAACTTACAAATGGAGATGCATATGCTAATGATGTTGGTGCACCCGGTGATGCTAAATCTGTAAATGTATTACCACCTTTATTGTGAGTAATGTATCCATTTACCATATATGTATCTTCAGTTTCAACATCAATAGAAACAATTTCAGTTGTTTTCTCAATAGTATCAATTGATGTGATACTAACTTCAGTTCCATTACCTTTGATTAATTTATCACCAACTACTAAGTTGAACATTTCTTTGAATAAGTAATCACCTGTAATTGAGTCTTTTACTAACATAGGGTGTTCTGCAGTTGCAGTAACTTCACCATTATTAATATTGTAGTAACGAGATGCAAATGAATATGTTAAACCAACGATGGTTACATCTTTTTCAGTTTTTGATAATTGAGATGAAGACCAATCTAAGAATGTTCCATCTGAATCAGTTCCTAACCCACCGATAGAGAATCCTTTTAATACATCTCCTTCGTTCAAATCTCCTGCCTCTACAATTGTTCCATCTGCTAATAAGACCGGTGAATCAATCGTTAAACACAATGCAGTTGAATTACCATCATATGAATCTACCGAATAAACTGTCTTATCTTTATTTGAGTTATATCCAGTTGCGTGGTCATTAAATCCATCGGCAAATACAGAACGGATAGTGTGTGTTTGAATACCCATTAATGAAGTTTGACTTCCAGCACCTTGAGGATTCATATTTGAAACCGTAAATGTTGCAGATGCACCACTATTAGTAGTTAATGAAATATAACTACCTGCAGGAACACTCCAAGTGAAGTTTGCACTTCTTGCACTAATTCTACTAAAATTAGAACCAGCTCCATTAAATCCTAATGTATATACTTCAGATGTTCCTTCTACTGCGTAAGTGTATCCGCTTATTGAACCAACCGAATCAATTGCAAATGATGACAATGAGATTGGACCTGTTGTGTTTCCTTTTGCTGCTGATAATGATTTAGTGGTCTGACCTGTAGCAGAAGCTAAACCGTTTAAACTTAATGTGTTGCCTGATGTTAATGTTGCCATTTATTTGTTTCCTATATTATTATAAATATAAAGTAATTGGTCTACCCATTTATCTTTATCGGTGAATTTATTTACCATATATGATTTAATTTCATTGAACCAATGATTTCGTTCATCATATTCGGTATTTATTAACTTACTATAAATATCATTAAATTCCTTTTTAGATGATGCACGATATGGATATTCTAAATCTTTACACCAATCCTTATGAATTATTGGTAATTTTCCATTATCAACTGCTTCAAATATACTATAACCAAATGGTTCGGATGTAAAACATGAATGTGATATTCCCCAATCCATAGTATAAAACATATTTTTGAATTCTGGTTTGTAATGATATACTTTTGATTTAGAAGTATCAATCTTCACACCCTCTCTCCAAATTGTATTAAACTCTACTGAATTTGTAAAAATGTAAGATTTTAATCCATCCAAATAATGTGGATTTTTCCTACCCTCACATCTTGCAGCAAAACCCAACGTATTAGATTTAGACAATGTTAAATTATTTTTGAATTCGTAAAAATTTGTAATATTTGTATTTGGAAATAAAATATCGAATAATCCTACCCAAATTGTACTAGATGACCATTCATTTACTTCTCTTTCCCATTCAGAACTTAAATATGGATGCCATGCAAGTGATGCATCAGTTCCAATTTGTGATTTTAATATGTGGTCTACTGAATTATGTAAAACGTTTGAATGAATTTTATCTTTATTATCAACTATACATTTCATTGGAGTATAATGACCATGTAAGATGTTTATTCTACGTGCACCTTTACATAATTGTTCAAATTTTTCAATATCATCACCATGCCAATAAGTTTCGATGGGGAATTGATAATCCTCATTACCTTTAGGTTTGTTTCTATGAATTAAAAGTATTGGTTTTACATCTAATTTAGGTGCAATCAATTCCATCCATAAATTTACCCAAGTATCAGAACCAGCATTTACCCACGGTCCTCCACCAGTAGTGTAATATACATCATATTCCATAATTATTTTTTAATAATAATTTTACCACTAAAATTGCCTGCAAATGAAATCGATAATGAATTTTCAGTTAAAGATTCTACTATTGATGGTTGTTCTTGTCTTTTAGTTGAAGTATTCCATGCTTGAACTAATGGGAATTCTTCATTTAAGTTGTGAATGATTGTATAAGTTGAATTACCACTTACAATTTCTTTATGAGTTGTTAAATCTTCATTTGAAATTATATGACCACCTTTTGCAACTACAATATACCCACTATGTGGAGATGATAATTTTACTGTCGTTGTATTATTGTCAGTAAGTTTTACCGATTTTGGTATAATCTGTGAATCATCCGTTCCATATACTGAAACTATGATGTTTTTTGAATTAAAATTATGATTTACTGCAATTGTTTCTAAATTATCAAATGAAGATGTTACTGTTGTAACTTGTGATACTTCAACTGCAGGTAAATTTGTTAATTGAGAACCATCTCCTATGAATGAACCAGAGTATTCACCTGTAAATGAACCCGAAAATAGTTCACCTATGGTGTTTAAGTATCTCTCGTCTAATGATGATGTTAATTGTGCTGAGGATGAAACTAAGTTTGTTCCCCCAAATGATAATTCCGAACCATTACCTAAGAAGTATGATGCGGATATGATTCCGGTAAGTTGTATAGAACCAGATGAAACTGAATCAGTCGTTATTATTTGTTGAACGGTTGGGATTCCGTTGTCTTTTTCAAAATAAATCCTACCATCGTAGGTATTTATAGCCAACTCCCCTAATTCTAGAGTTGCGGTTGTTGGGATTTTACCCTCTACTGCTGTTCTTTTTAGCTTTACTACTTGTGCCATATTTATGACTTACCGTTTTCATTATTTAACTACTCGGTTATGTAATAGCCCCTTCTTATATAAGAAGGGGCTTTAACCTTTATTTTTCTATTATTTTATTGCAATTTTGACTTTAACTCGTCAATTTGTTTTTGTTGTTCTTTGATTGCTTCAATTAAAAGACCAGTTAATTTAGCGTAATCAACACCTTTATAACCATTTTCTTTATCGTGAACCAATTGTGGTAGAACTTCTTCAACTTCTTGTGCAATAACCCCTACCGTTGGTAAAGATTGTTGTAATTCATCAGCGTTAGAATTCCATTCCCAAGTTACACCATTTAATTGTTGAACTTTTTCGATTGGATTTTCGATATTCTTAATATTATCTTTTAATCTTCTATCTGAAGATGAGTAAGCAACAACGTCACCCGTTGCAGATACACTAGCAAATGTTACTGCCGATGTAGTTAATACTGCTTGGTTAATATAAGTTCCAAACCCAGTTGTAGATGCCAATGTTACTTGTGCAGAACCTGAAACTACACCTTCTGCGTTTAATTTAGTTTTAACTCTTGCATCTGTGTAGTATAAGTTAGTTCCTTCAGTAACGTTTGAAGTAGAATTACCATTCACACTTCCTAAGTTAATTTGAGATGAACCACTAACAACACCTACTGGTAATAACGAAGTTACTTGAGTTGAACCCGAAACAATACCTGCTGGAATTGAAGAGATTGAAGCGTAAGTTACTTGTGATGAACCACTAACAACACCCGATGGTAATAAAGGAGTTACTTGTGCAGAACCCGAAACAATACCTGCTGGAATTGAAGAGATTGAAGCGTAAGTTATTTGAGATGAACCAGAAACAATTCCTCTACCCTTAGTTTCGTATGAACCGGTTACAGATTCAATAGAAGTTAATCTAGCGTTTTGTGAATCATTAGTTGAATTACTTGAAGTATAGAATGCAGCGAAAGCATTATCATTATTTGTATCAACTGAATTAATTAATGTTACAATTTCAGCGAAAGTATCTGCATTTGCATCTGCTGAAGCTAAAATAGCATCAACTCTTTCTTTCTCTGTAATAATTCTACTATCTACTGAAGAACTGAAATCAGTATATCCTGTTGTAGAAGAAATTGTTACTTGAGATGAGCCAGATACTGAACCTGCAGGTAATAATGGTGTTACTTGTGCAGAACCACTAACAATACCCGCTGGGATTGAAGAGATTGAAGCGTAAGTTATTTGAGATGAACCACTAATTACTCCTTCAGCATTTAATTTAGTTTTAACTCTTGCATCTGTATAATATAAATTAGTTCCTTCAGTAACGTTTGAAGTTGTGTTTCCACTTGCATCTGCTAAATTAATTTGAGATGAACCAGAAACGATTCCTGCAGGGATAGATGATAAAGATGTATATACTACTTGAGATGATCCTGAAACGATTCCTCTTCCTTTAGTTTCATATGAACCAGTTACAGATTCGATTGAAGTTAATCTAGCAGATTGAGCATCGTTTGTTGCGTTACTTGCAGTATAAAAAGATGCAAATGCACTGTCATTAGATGTATCAACTGAATTAATCAATGAAACGATTTCAGCAAAAGTATCTGAATCAGCAGTAGATGCTGCTAAAATAGCATCAACTCTATCTTTTTCAGTAGAAATTCTACTATCCAATGAAGAACTGAATGTAGTGTAACCAGTAGTTCCTGATATTGTTACTTGAGATGACCCACTAACTACACCTTCTCCGTTTGTATTTAAGTAACGAGAATCTAAATCGTTAGTAAGTTGAGATGAACCAGAAACAATTCCAGTTCCACCAAAAGTTAATTGAGAACCATTACCTATGAACGTTCCCCCTGTATAAGTTGTTCCTTGAAATGAACCACTATACGAACCACTATATATACCATTATCAGGTAACGTAAACGTTGAACCATCGGCAAAGGTTAGTGAACCTGAAATTATTGGACTGTGTAATATCATCTTTTTTTATCCTTTTTATTATATTATAAGTATATAATTATTTATTAAATTGAACCCCCATCGATTTGTGAAATTATTGTTCCAGCTGCAGTACCTGTTACATCACCACTCATTGTTATTTGTGCAGAACCACTAAATAGTCCTAACAAATTAGCTTGATTTGTGATTGCAGTTCCTAAACCTTCAACTTGATCTGAAGTAATAGAACCACTAACAATATGTCCACCTCGTGCAACAACTGCATAACCACTTCTTGGAGATTCGAATGTGATTGTAACCGTATTGGTATCACTATGTCTTAAAGTTTGTGGAATTACTTGATACCCATCTTCATCAAATACTTGTGCGATTGCATTTGGAGTATTGAAGTTATGATTTACTACCCATGTTGATGAGTTTGAGAATGAACGTTGAACGGTTGCTGCTTGATCAACGGTAATATTTGTTAATTGTGAACCATCGCCTGAAAAATACGATGCTGTAATACTCCCGTCAATGTTGATGTTACCTGCAATTGCAGTTTCGGTGTTAGTTGATACTAATTCGTTGACTTCATCAACACTACCACTTTTACGAATAAAAGCTTTACCATCATAAACGTTTACTGCAATTTCTCCAGTCTCTAATGAACTGATTGTTGGTTTCGAACCAGAGGTGGTTGACCTCTTTAAACGGATTATTTGTGCCATTTGTTATACCCTATTTATTTAATTGTGATTTTAAATTGTCAATTTCTTTTGATAAATCTTTAATACCTTCGATAAGAAGAGAAACCAACTTATCATATTTAACTGCTTTGTATCCATTATCACGAGTATCAACCAATTCTGGAAGGATTTCCTCAATTTCTTGAGCAATTACCCCGTAATCTTTACCTTTATAAATATGTTGTTTCTCAACATTCCAGTCAAAACTATACCCACCAATTTGATTAATTTTTTGTAAAGAGTTCTGAATAGGCTGAATATTGTCTTTTAATCTTCTATCAGATGATGCATAAGCAACAATATCACCACCTGCATTTATATCACCACTTACCCCTACACCACCCGTTACGATTAACGCACCGGTAGTTTTATCAGTTGATGCAGTTGAATTGGAAATTGTTATAGCATCAGATGTAGTTGCACCTGCAGTAGTTACTTCTTGTAATGTTTTTGTAATTTGAGATGAACCACTAACAATTCCACTACCATTTGTAATAGTTGATAAAGTTATAGAATCACCCAATGTTACAGATGTTCCTGCAATTGTGATAGTTTTATTAGAACCTAATTGTGACCCATCAATTTGAGATGAACTACTCACTATGCCCGCAGGGATTGATGATAGAGAGGTGTAAATTACTTGCGATGAACCACTTACAATTCCAACCGGTATAGATGAAATTGAATTATAAATAATTTGAGATGAACCACTCACTACACCATTTGGTAATTGTGCTTCAATCGAACCACTTAATACACCATTTGTAGCATTTATTACACCATTAAATGATGTAGCAGTTATATTAGCTGCTTTGAAATCTGCTAAAGCGAATGAAGCGTGAGATGTATCAATTGCACCAGATGGTTCTAATGTGTATCCTTTGAATACTTTCCAAGTTTGTGAATCAGATGCATCAGCGAATATACCTGTATGAGCATAAGTTCCATCATTATAATTACCCACTATACCCAAATCTGGATTAGTTACAGTCGAACCATTGTTCAAATAAATCATTGTATCCGAAACTGCAAGGTTTTCAGAATTAATGATAGATTCAGTTCCAAATACGGTTAAATTACCATAAATAGTTAAATTAGTTCCAATCGAACCACTACCTACAATATTAATATCATTAAATTGAACATCAGATGTAGTTGCTAGATTTTGATTAATAGTATCTAAATTAGCTTTATTCGAATGTGAATGTGAAACTGCATTTAATAATGTAATTGAATTATCAACCGATGCAGTGTAAGTTCCTAATGTAGTAAATTTAGAATCAATAGAACCACTCCAACTTGCAAGAGTTGAATTTTTAGTTTCTTCAGATGATGTAAATCCATTTAATAATATAATTGAATTATCAACCGAAGCAGTATATGTTTCAAATGATGCAGTATTTAATTTAGTTGCAATTGAAATTTCCAATGCACCAGTTGCAGATGCCAATTCATTCTGTGTTACGAATGTAGCATCTAATGATGATGAGAATAATTCCAATACATCAACTCTACTATCAATTGATTGTGAGAATGTTGTAAATGTTTCGTTAGATGATGATAAAATACCACTTCCACCTAAAATTTGAGCAGAACCTGATATTACACCTTCGGTATTTAATTTAATTTTAATACCTTCATTGAAGTGTATAGAACCAGTATCTAATGTTATAGTTGCAGAACCACTTAATGCACCACCACTAATACCATTACCCGCAAGAACTTCAGTAATATCACCCACGCCTGCAAGTGTCATTGCGGCATCGATATATGATTTTACTGCACCTGCATTACCTACTACTTGAGGATTACCATCTTCAATTGAGTTTGAAACGTGATACCATGCTGCAGAACCTAATGAACCCGATGTTGTTCTAATACCTACCAAATTCGAAACCGAACCACTAACTTCATATAATGAATTAAGTGATTGAGTTACTTGATTTGAACTACTAATTAAAGTATGAGTTGAACTTGCAATTTCTTCATATCTCGTATCTAATGATTGGGTTACTTGAGATGAACCTGAAATTACACCCTCTACATCTAATTTAGTTTTAATCGTAGTATTGATTGATGAACTAAATGAGTTTAGAGATGATGTTGCATCATTCAAATTACTTATTGCAATATCAACCGAACCAGTATATGAAGCAAGAGTTGAATTCTTAGTTTCTTGTGAAGAGGTAAAAGAATTTAATGATGCCGATACTAATCCAATTGTATCAAATCTAGTATCAACTGAACCAGTATATGTTCCTAATGTAGAATTCTTAGTTTCTTGAGATGATGTGAAAGAATTTAATGAAAGAATTCTTAAATCAACCGATGAACTAAATCCATTGTAAGTATCAACTGATGATGATAATAATCCACTACCATCTGTAATTTGAGTTGAACCACTAACAACATTTTCTGCGTTTAATCTATCTTTAATACCACTTGTGTAATTCGTAGTTTGTGTTAAATCAATTTGAGATGAACCACTAACAACCGAATCGCCATTTATTTCTAAATATCTACCATCCAATGAAGACGTTACTTGATCAGAACCACTTACTACTCCATTTGGTAATAAAGCAGGAATTTGTTGAGAACCAGATACAACTCCGTTTGGTAATAAATCTCTAACTTGTGCAGAACCGGTTACTACATTATCACCATCTGCTAATAATATTCTTGATTCAGAGCTCCATTGTCCTGCCATCCAATAATCATTCGCAGTATTCCATAATAATGAACCAGATGCTTTACTTGGATCTACGGGGTCTGTTATTAATAAACCACCATTTGATACTTCCATACCATTTAAGTGGATAATATTATCACCAATATTAAGTTGAGTTGAATCAATTGTTGTTGATGTTCCTCTAACCGTTAAATCACCCAATACAACAACATTCGAACCAGTTGTTTCAAATGCAGTTTTAAGTGATGCAGTGTATGAATGTATCTGTGATAAATCTAAATCAATTGATGCAGTGTATAGTTCTAATGTATTAAATTTAGTATCGTTTGATGCAGTATATGATTCTAAATGACCAGCACGATTCATTAAGTGTAAACTAGCAGTTTCTAAATTACTCAAATGAGTTATTGCAGAACCACTTGCTACTTCTAATGATGATAATCTACTATCTTGATCATTATTTTTAGTATCGTTCGAACCTGTATATGTTCCTAATGTGCTCCATTTAGTATCATTTGAACCAGTATATGTTGCTAATGTAGAATTCTTAGTTTCTTGTGAAGATGTAAATGCTTCCAATGAATCTAAACGTTGATTACTACCACTACCCAATGATTCTAATTCATCTAATCTAAAATCTACCGATTGAGAAAAACTTCCACTTAAATATACAATTCTTTCCTCATGATTTGATGCAGTAGCAAATAATTCCGTAATATTTGAATCATTTGAACCAGTATATGTTGCAAGAGTTGAATTCTTAGTTTCTTGTGAAGATGTAAATGAATTTATTTGAGATAATGAACTATCAACTGATGCTGTATATGTTGCAAGAGTTGAATTCTTAGTTTCTTGTGAAGATGTGAATAATTCTGCAGAATCTAATCTAAAATCTACCGATGTTGAAAAATCACCTTCTAAATAATCTAAACGTGCATCTACTGATGTTGAGAATGTAGTTTCAATTGTATCTAATCTACTTTCGTGATTTGATGCAGATGAATATACTTCAATTAAACGAGTATCTACCGAACTACTAAATCCAGTAAAGTTTTCGTTTGATGATGATAGAATACCACTTCCCGGTAATGAAATATTATCAATTGATGCTGAAACAACGTGTAATTCTTTGAATCTATAATCAGATGTTCCTAATGTATCTCTATTATCTACATTTGGAATCAATGAACCAGTTAAACCTGCATTAATAATAATTTGGTCTGAACCACTTCCATCACCTAATACAATAGTTCCACCTAAATTGATGTTTCCACCAATAGTTGCGTTACCACTTAATGATAAATTACTAGCAGTAATATCATTCGAAATAATCAATGAACCGGTATTAGTTTCATCTAATACTGCAAGAGTTTTCAAATTACCATTCTCTTCCGCAGAAGAAGAATAACCAATTTGTAGGGTTTCTTTACTTTGATTATAAAAAAGTTCAGATTCTTCGAAATGAATACTTCCGGTTTGAGAATTATCTCCTCTTCGTAATTGTAATATTGCAGCCATCTAATAGATTTCCATTTATTTTATATAAATATATCGTATGTAATAATTTATTGGGATTAAAGTATATAACTTCACCTATATAAGTATTGGAAAATTAAAAGTTAAAAAAAAATCCCCCACCTTTTGGGTGAGGGATTAAAAATTAAATCAATTTTTGTATTAGAATGTTCCACCATCGACTGTGTTAGAAGCAACGAATGAAGAACCATTCCATTGAATCATATCACCAGCTTGTGTTGGAGCAACTGATTGTAAAGTCTTACTTCCATCTGCATATAAGAATGCATTAGCAGCAGATAAACCACCAATTGTGAAATCACCTGTAATCGAAACATCAGTTCCGTCATCGGTAATAGTTGTATTTACTAATAAACCATTTGCATCTGATTTAAGAACCGTGTTAGTAGAGATTGATGAATCAATTCTAGCAACTTCTTTCTCTAATCCTAATGCTCCAGCTTTCCAGTAGTCATTTGTAGAATCCCACAAGAATGAACCAGAAGCAGTGTTAGGGTTTGTAGCATCTTTAACTAATAAACCACCATTAGCAGCACCACTACCATTTAATTCGATGATGTTGTCACCTAATTGAATAGTTGTAGAATCTACCGTAGTAGTTGTTCCTTGTACGAATAAGTTACCAGCGATAGTTACTGAATCAGTTGAAGAACCACCTAAAGTAACATCACCATTAACTGTCAATGAGTTTGAAATTGTTACATCATCCGGTAATCCGATAGTAATCGTTCCACCTGCACCTAAAGTGATTGAACCACCTGAGATTTCGATTTCACCTGTTGTTCCTTGAACTTCTAATGAAGTATTACCTTCAACTGCAGTTCCTGCTGAAGAACCATAATCAACGTTGATTGAATTATCAGTTCCGTCTAATGAAAGACCTTCACCAACAACATCAGCGTTTAAGTTCATAGCTCTAACACCACCATCTTTAATAGAAACTACACCACTTGTTACAGAGAAATCATCTGCTACGAATGATGCAACACCTTTGTTAGATGAAGAAGCATCTTCAGCTGCGATTGTGATAGTAGTACCAGAAACTGATACATCAATACCTTCACCACCTTCAACTGATAATGTTTGAGTTAATAAATCAACAGCACCTGTTCCAGTATCACCTGCTAAACCTAATTCAGTTACTAATCCAGTTAAACCTGAACCATCACCTACGAATGAACCAGTAAATGAACCACTAGCTTGAACCGAAGTTAAAGTAGCACCTGCAATAGTTGTATTATCTAATTGAGATGATCCAGAGATAGTTCCTGCTGGTAATAAATCTATAATTTGTGCAGAACCTGAAATTACACCATCAGCATTCATCTTATCTTTAACATTAGTGTCAAAGTTTGTGATTGAATCTGCGTTAACTTGAGATGAACCAGAAATTACACCATTTGTAGCGTTAACTGAACCATATAAGTTAGTAGCGTAAACATTTGCAAATCCTTTAGATGAAGAACCTAAATCGTAAGTATTTCCAGTTCCAACTGTAATGTTAGAAGTTAAATCTGCTGAGAATGAAAGAGTATCAGTATTAGCATCACCAATTGTAATATTACCACCAATTACTACATTACCATCAATTTTAGCGTTTCCAGTAATATTTAAAGAAGAACCTGAGATTCCACCTAAATTTACATTTTGAGCATCTAAATAATCAACTACTTGAGAAGAACCACTTACAATTCCAGCAGGTTTACCATTAAGATTTGCCCAATCAGAAGCTGCAACTGAAGCAGAAATTGCTGTTGCGATTGAAGAACTGAAATCATTATATCCAGTTGTATCACCAATTGTTACTTGAGATGATCCAGAAATTACATTTAATGAGTTGTTATAAGCTAATACGTTAGCGTCAAAGTTTGTAATTGAATCGGCATTAACTTGAGATGAACCAGAGATTACACCTTCAGCATCTAATTTATCTTTAACGTTAGCGTCAAAGTTTGTAATTGAATCTGCGTTAACTTGAGATGAACCAGAAATTACACCTTCTGCAGTTAATTTAGATTTAACTCTTGCATCAGTATAGTAAAGATTTCCTTCACCTTCAGATACGTTATCAGTATTGTTACCAGTTACATCTGCTAAGTTAATTTGAGCAGAACCAGAAACTACACCATCACCACCTGCAACTAAAATTCTTGATTCAGAACCTTCAGCACCAGCTTTCCAGTAGTCATTTGCAGAATCCCACAATAATGAACCTGAAACGGTGTTTGGATTTGTAGCATCTTTAACTAATAAACCACCATTTGCTGCTGCAGAACCATTCAATTCAATGATATTATCACCAATTTGAACTGTCGTAGAATCAACGATAGTTTGAGTACCAGCAACGGTAAAGTTACCATTAATTGTTACGTTTTGACCATCAAGTGTAATTGCAGTTTCAACATCAGATTGGAAAGTTTCCAAACCATCAATTCTACCTTCATGATTAGAAGCAGTAGCGAATAATTCAGTTAAATCACCATCAACTGAAGCAGTATAAGTTGCTAAAGTAGAATCTTTTTCTAATTGTGATGCAGAGAATGAATTTACAGCTGAAATATGAGCATCAACTGAAGCAGTATAAGAAGCTAAAGTTGAATCTTTTGATAATTGAGATGCAGAAAATTCATTGATTGCTGAAATATGAGCATCAACTGAAGCAGTGTATGATGCTAAAGTAGAATCTTTTGTTTCTTGTGATCCTGAGAATGCTTCTAATGAAGAAACTCTTTGACCAATGCCAGAAGCACCACCAATAGAAGCTTCGATTGTATCAATTCTATCTTCGTGATCAGATGCAGTTGCGAATAATTCTACAACGTTTGCATTTACTGAAGATGATAATGAAGATACAGATGCATCAGTAGCAAAAGTTGCATCTAATGAAGATGAGAATGATTCTAAATTAGTTAATCTACCATCTTGAGTATTTTGACCAGCGAATAAATCAGATAAATCAGATGAAACTGATGAATTTGTGATTCCTTGAGCAGTTTCAAAACTTTCTAATGATTCTAATCTACCATTTTGAGTAGTTTGCTCAGTTGCAACATCACTCAATGTAGAATTGATTGTTGAAATATCAGATGTATTAGTTGAGATATTACTTTCGTTAGTAGAAACTCTACTTTCTAATGAAGTATATCCTTGTGCTGATGTAATATCAACTTGAGATGAACCAGAAATAGTTCCTGCAGGTAATAATTCCTTAACTTGAGATGAACCAGAAACGATTCCCGTTCCACCTGTGTTTGCAGTTGCTTTAATTTCTACGTTTCCACCTTTGTTCAAGATGTATAACTTTTCAGTTTCAGTATTATAGAATGGAATACCATCAATTGAGGTATCGTATGATGCACCAGATAAATCTGGGTTTGTTGCACCTTGTAGGACTTTGTTAGCTGGGGTTGCGGTTGAACCATCAACACCAACGAAAAGAATTGAATCTCCGTTAGTTGCTGAAATACCTGTTGAACCCGTAACAACTAACAATTCACCAGCTCTTTTGGTTGCACCTGAAATCGATTCTAGCGAACCACGTCTGTGTTTAATTATTTGTGCCATTGTTTTGTTTTTTCCTTTGTTGTTAAAAATTGTTTGTTAGAATGAAAACCTTTATTTTTTGTGAGTGTTAAAACAGGACATTTGCCTAATAATAAACGCTATATAGCGTTGTTTTCGTATATAAGTATAAAAAACTTAAATATTTCCACCATCAATTGTAATTTTCTGAACACCTTCTATAAAATGAAGTGAACCAGTATCCAACATCATAGTTGTTACTCCATTTGAGAATGAACTTACTAAACCATCCGATGCCGATATTGATAATGGATTATCGGTAAAGGTGTAATCATTCCAAATAATTGTATCAGTAAACGAAGTTACAAAATCTGCGTATATAATATCTGCTTGATATAATCGATTAGTATCAACTACCAATACAATCTGTCCTTGTGAGAAAGATGATACTGATGCTGATTCTAAATCTGTAAATGTTTCATATGTTCTAAATAAACCACCAACCTCATATGGTGATTTAACATATATAGATGCAGTTGCATTAGTAATATCTAACGCAAGAGTTGAACCCGATAATTGTATTTTAGCTGCAATTGCATCAACCGAACCACTTAGTAAATTAATACCACTACTTTCGGCAACTACACCTCTTAATCTACTACCATCACCTATAAAGGCAGTAGCATACATTTCACCCGTTACATAGGATGAACCGGATACTATATGATCACCAGTAGTTGTTTGTGAACCGGATACAGCAAAATCACCTGAGATTACTGATGCGGTTACAACTCCTTGAATCTGTTTACTTTGAATAAGTGTAGCCATAATTATCTACCCACTATCTTTCCTTTTATTATGAAATCATTTGCAATAATTTCATTTGGTGCTAAAGTAATTGTATCATTAAAAATGATTACAATGTTTGTTTCATCTAATATAACGGAATATAAATTTGAAGGTTTTTTAATACCTTGTAAATATACATCAGTATAATCCTTTAAACTATCTACCTTTATATCTTCGAAAACGAATTTTTTATTTACCAACGTTAATGTAAACAAATTCCCATTCAACGAAATTGAATCGGGTATTAACGAATAAATTTGAGAATCACCTATTACTTCTAATACTAAATTTTTAAATCGTTGTTTATCATTAAAAGAAGTTACGATATTTGGTTTATTTTTCATTATACTTTCTCCAAATCTCCCTCTAATTTAATGTCATCGGTTATTGATAAATCATATGCTTGAGCAAAATTAGCTTTTCTAAATTTTATAAGAAAATCTTTACCAGATTGTTCAAACAAATAATCTTTTTCTAAAATATACTGCCCGTTTATAAATATATCGAAACGTGCGTGTTCAACTCGTAATGGACGTAAAAATGCATTTAAATTTTTCATTCTTGCGTTTTCAACTTTCCATATCCAATATAGTGGATGTGTCATATTGTGTGCAACCAATTTAAACTCATTTGGTTCATGTACCTGTTTCAATATTTTATTTAATTCCTTAATCATAATTCAATAAATTTACCAGTTACTCCAATTTCATCTGTAATTTCTAAAATATAACCCAATGAAGTTGTATCAATTTCAAATGTAATTTCACTTAAACTATAATCAAATGAATAAGTGTATTTAGATGCGTTAACATATACCCCATTCACATAAACTCTAAACCAATCTTCTTCATTAAAACTTCCGCGTAATTCGGGTGGTAATTTTGGTAATTCTACGTTCTCTAATTTAAATGTATTAGAATCAACGAATACAGCCTGAACTGAACCTCTGATTGTCATAAAATCAATTACATCCGAATATTCGTTGTATAATTTTGTAGTAGATTGCGAATTACCAGTTAAATCAGTTTCTACACCCCATACTACTTTCTTAGGTGAAAGTGTTTTAATTGTAGTTGGTTGATTATCAAACTTTTCAGGTAATAAATACGCATTTACTGCCATTGTAAAATTTGTTCGAACCATTCTTTGAGAACCTTCACCAACTTCTGCAGTTGTATCGAATGAATCAATTCTTACTCTAAATTTAAAACCATTTTTATCACCCCAATATTCATCTGTTGCATATTGAAAAGCTTCCACAATTTTATTCATATGTTCTGTGAAATCTGTCCAAATAATACACTCATAACTAATTGTCACATAATCCGGCATCGTTACGTTATATTGTTCGATGGGTCTTTGTGTTCCTGTCATTTGAGAAAACAAATCGTATCTATGTTTTTTCGAATATTTAGTAACAGTTGGATAAAAAACATTACGATTCATTGTAGATGTCATTGAATCATCTCTTGAAATGGAATTTCGTTTAAACATAATAAGAGGAATTTGAATTACCCCTTGTTTATCTCTCAAATATCCATCTTGTTGGACTGATTTCCAACGTTCGGGATTTCCATACATTACCGGCACTTTAATTTTTTCACCCATTGCCTCAACCGTTGGCACGACAGTATCTATCATATGTTCCGCGATGGCCATATCAATATCATACAACTTAACCCCTCTTTGATTTTTGGGTTCGGTTTTTAGTTGTGTTCCTCTGTTTAAAGGTTTTTTAAATGGGTCTGTGCTCATTATCTTACTCTATCCTCTATTTGAACTTGTGAACGTCTTACTATATGACAAACTGCAATTAATTGCATTCTTGTATCTTCAAATTCATCAGTTTCTTTATTATACATTTTAGGTGAACCACCTACTAAACTTGTTTGTTTGATATTATCGATTTCAAAATAAGTGTCATCAAATAATATCACATCACCAATTTCAGGATATCCATATAATGAATTTTGAATTGCATTCACCGGGACAAATGTTCCATTTACATCTCTAACTAATGGTAAAGTTTCAGTT